CAAATCGCAACCGCGATCATGAACGCTTGGGCAAATCAAGGATTCAGCGGCAGCGTCAACAGCATCACGACCTGCAAACCGACCGGCGCAATCACAACGACGCAGGATGAGGCAACCGGAGTCTGGGAAACGGCCGTCAGATTCGATATGTGGCATCAGGGAGACGTGTAAATGGCAGATATCAGCGTGACGGCCGCGAGCGTCCAAAAAACAGCATCAACCCTATGGGCTCTGGGCATTGCCGGGGCGACGATCACAGCAGGCCAGCCGGTGTATGCAGATGCAACCGACAGCGGCAAACTGAAGCTGGCAGACGCTGACGTTCTCGCAACATCAAAGGCCGTTGGAATTGCCCTGCATGGGGCGGCAAGTGGCCAGCCATTGCAATACGCCACTGGGGGCACGCTGACGTTTAACGCAGCCCTGACGGCTGGTGAAGTGTACGTCGTGAGTACAACCGCCGGAGGCATTGCGCCGGCGGCAGACATGGGCAGCGGTGACTTCGTCACCGTGCTCGGAATTGGGACCAGCACAGCCGTGCTGAAAATTGGGGTCATTCAATCCGCAGTTGCGAAAGCATAAGGAGCAGCAGAGATGGCAGCAGGCACACCATTCACTGGGAAGTCAATGACACTCAAGACTGGCAGCCCGGCGGCTGCACTGGATCACGTCGGTAGCTGGGAATTGACCATTGGTGGGGCCACTGGCAAGTATGCCACCAACAGCACTGGCGGCTGGCGTAAAACGACCGTTGGCGTGGGCGAGTGGTCCGGCAAGATGACCATCATGCTTCACGGCGGCGGCGCACAGCCGCTCGCTCGTGGCGATGAGGTGGCAGCACAGTTTCACGCCGATGACGATGATTACATCAGTGGCACAATCGTAATCACCGAAGTCGGACCGATTACACTGGATGCCGATTCGGGCGATCCAGTGGCAATTGACTACAGCTTCGACGGACAGGGCGCCCCGAGCAAGTCGGGCACCGCATTTGACATCATTGCCTGATAGGAGCAACAACCGATGGCGGACGGCATTTTTAATCTCTGCGGCAGACGTGCCGTGGAACTCACCAAAGACGGCAGAACCTACAGGCTTGCCGTGCGAATCCTCGACGATTACGCGGCCAAAGAGGAAGCCATTCTGTCAAAGGTCGGCAGCCCCTACGGCGGGATCGAAGCGATTCAAGATCCTGCCATTCGGCAACAGGCGCTGAAGGTCGCTGCAGACATCGCGGCACGGCCTTTGATTGCCACAATGGAGGACGAAGACCGATTCGATAGATCCTTCCGCGGGCTTGCCTGGAGCCTTTGGCGGGCATTGTCGGTGAATCATCCTGACGAGTTTCCACCAAACCTTCCGGCCGCAAAGGGAATCCAACTCGGCTGCGATTTCATCGCATGGTACGGCAACGCTGCGGATCTTGTTCGGGCAATCCATCACGTTGAGGAGAAGGACCGCTTGGGAAACTGAAGGCGCCGGGACCACCCGGCGCGCAGTTCCCATCCCGCAGGACAGTTCCGTGGGCTGGACTGTTTCGCGGACTCGCCGAAAAATACCATTGGACACCGCAACAGGTCGGAGCCCTGACCATGTATCAGGCTTTGGTTTACTCCGGCTTCTGGGCACCTGAGGACATCTGGCAAAAACAGGACGTCAAATAGATGGCAATCACTGTTCAGGAAGCGCAGGTGCTGTTCTCTGCTGACGGAATGCAGCAGGTGAACACAGAGGCCAAAAAAGCTGCAGGGGCGATGGACGGCATCGTGTCTGCGGCAAAGCGGGCTGGTTCCGCTCTTGGCGGCGTGCGATCGGCATTCAGTGGAGTAGGTGGCATCCTTGCGACTGTTGGGGCGGCTGCAGGCGTCACAAAAATGCTTAACCTGACGATGGAGGCGGAGAAGACAGCCATATCCTTCGAGGTTCTGACAGGCAGTGCAGACAAAGCGAAGGTGGCTTTGGATAACATTCGCGAACTCGACAAGAAAACCGTCTTCGGCACACAGGAGCTGGCCCAAGCGCAAAAACTTATGATGAATTTTGGGCTTGGCACTGAGGAGGCGTTTGGCATCCTCACGAATTTGACCGAGGTGGCTCAGGGCGACACGGAGCAGCTCATGCTGCTGGCTCGTGGCATGGCTCAGGTAAAATCTGCCGGGCGGTTGATGGGACAAGAAGCAAACCAGCTCATCAACAGCGGATTCAGCCCGCTGTTTGAAATCAGCAAGATGACTGGCCGCAGTATGGCGGATCTGAAAAAGGACATGGAAGCCGGGCTGATTTCCTATGACATGGTGCGAACCGCACTAGAGGCGCTGACGACCGGAACTGGCCGACTTGCCGGAATGAACGATCGACTGGCGCAGGGGACGGCCGGGCAGTTCGCAAAATTCCAGACGCTGATTCAGCAGACCGCAATTGCTTTTGGCGACGCGCTACTGCCGGAAATCAACACCTTTCTGCAGTATCTGACAGGCACCGTTGAGGGTATCGACGGGGTGACACAAAAGACGGAAGGATGGATCACGGCATCGAAACGATTCTACAATGAAATCAAGATGAACATTGAAGATCTTGCGGTGGCCGTGACTGTATTTGGCATGAGCATCCCTGAGCAATTCCGCCTATTTTTCACTGACGTTCGCAACTGGCTCAGTGATCTCGTGGATTACACCATTGCAGCCGGAAAGACGATTGCAAATAATCTTCGGCCGTCTGTTCTACTGGGCAATGAGGCGGCGCAGGCTATGCCGACGCTTGAGTTCTCAGCCCAGCTTTCGGGTGGCGTTGCAGATCAGGTGATGGCCGAGTTGGATGCGGTGCGAAAGCAACGGATTGAAGACAATAAAGCAGCGGCAGCCGCGGCTCGTGCGGCTGCAGGCAAAGCGGACGGCGAAAGAGGCCCAGCGCCGCCAACACAGGGTGTCGATATGGCCGCCTTTCAGCAGCTTGGAGACGCTGCGGCAGAACAACAGCGAACCGAACGCGCTGGAGCCCTGCAGACATTCCAGCGATTGCAGGATCGGCTGCAGCAGCAGGATAAGCTGGCACAAATCGCACAAAATCAACTGCAGGCCCAGCAGCAGGCTGTCACTGAATTGTCCTCGATCAACAGCAACCTCGACAATCTTGCCGCATTGGGGACGCTCGCATGACTTACCCAGCGTTCGAAGAGCACGAAGACAGCCCAGAAGAGTCCGGCAGTCGTGCGGGCGATTTCGATTTCACGCGCATCTTCGTCACTGACTGGGAAGACCGCTGGCAATTCATCGCAGCTCATTATACATCGGGACCGTTCGGCTTGCCGGCATCATACAGCAGTTACTGGCCCGGCGTGCTGGCTGACAAATTTCGCATTTCGCGACTGGTGAACAAGCCCAAAACTGCCACGATCACCGATCCGAACACGACACAACTGGACCACGACACCAAGGCGAAAATCACGATCACGTACAGCCCGCTGCAGACGGATCAGCAGCAGCAGCAAGATCCCGGCGAGCCAAGCCCTCTGCCGTCGGGTACGTGGGCGACCTACAACCAAAGCAGTAACGTGGAATTTCGCACCGAGTTAGGCCGCGGAATGATTTGGCAAACCGACTCAAAGCAGCTTCCGCCCGACATCCCCAGTGTTGTTCCAGAATCTGCCACGCAGCACACAGTAACTTGGCATCAGGTTAAGATTGTGCCGTGGGTGACGCTCGGAAACATGAAAGGTTGTGTCAATCAAACCGCCTTTCGTCTTCCCGGAAGCCCGCAGGTGTTTCAGCCAGAAACGCTGCTATTCGATGGGCTCGACGATGAAATCTCGCTTTCGTTTGACGGCCAGTTTTCAACGCGAAAGCTGACGTTGAAATTCATCGAAAAAGCGCAGAAGGCATTCAGCGACACGGCGAAAGGCGCTTCGGCTGCGGCAGGATCAACAATCTATGGCTGGAATCACCAGTGGCGTCCGGAAACTGGGCAATACGACAAGGTGAAATCGTATCTCAGCCTGAAGCCAATGTTCCAGTTGTTTGAATTCAACAGCCTGTGGAGCGCCACAACATGACGCAGGGCGACCGCAGGCCAGAGCGATTCGAGCGTGGGCAGCGATTGTCAGCAGCAGCACTGAACATGCTGGTGGATGCCGTGTTGTCTATCCTCAATCGACGTATCGGCGGCGGTGCTCACAAGCCCCCGAATATGCTTGCCGTGCTCGATGAGGATTTGGTGGCGGCTGTGTCATGGAAAGACAATCCAAGCGTGGCTGACGCACGAGTGGCCGAGCGGCGCGCTAATGGCAATTACGAGGTGACGTCGCGGACCGTCGTTGTCGTCAACCGCTTCGAGAATATCAGCCTTGACGCCGGAACCCTCGTCGGCATCGAATGGATTGATGGCGAATGGCAGCCCTATAAGGCAGACTGTGCGCCGGGAAGCGAGTCGATACCGGGCGAAGGCAGCCCTGGCGGCGGCAGCATCACACCCGGCGAAGGCTCAATCTGAGGTGGCATCATGTTTCTTTGGTGCGGCTGTCATTGCGGCCCAGACTCAGCGAGTGAGCCGCCGAGTGTAATCGGCAGTAGCATAATCGGCAGCATTCGCAGTTACAGCAGCGGCGACCCGGCGAGGCCAGATCCACCAGACCCGCCGATGCCGGTGCTGGGCTGTCAGTCATGCCAATTCGGAGCGGCTCCTGCAGCCTATGACATGACGTGGAATTACACTGGAGCCGTGGGAAATCAGCACAGGCCCTGCTGTAATGTCTACACATCGCAGCCAACGTATCGGCTTTATTTTCGTGCGTCTGCGCCGGGCTCTACACAGTGCGTCTGGGCATCCAGCGAAAGTATTCCATATGCTGCAAAGCAGGGGCTGGGCGGCTGCTTCTTCCCGTCGTCTACTGGCGGTCGAGTGGTGCTGGCAGTGCCGCAAACCGACCTGTACGGCGTGCTGCGGATGCGAATACGCATATCATATGCCTGGGATTACAATCCCAACTTTCCGCTGGGTGACGTCAATCAAACAGCGAAGCCGTCTGATGTGTTCTATTCGCGGATCAATGACAACGGCACATTCTGGAAGCCGCTTGATGGTGCAGTGCCGTGCTTAACAACATTGACATTTAAACGGGAGAATCCGCAGAAAATCTGGAATGGCACACAGATCGGATTTTTCGGCGCAGTGAATGGGGCACCATGCCAACAGGCTCTGTTCTCTGGCTTCGATATGGGGCTGCCGGATTTTTTGACAATCACGCCGGTGCGAACATGACCGCAAAGCGTTGCATATATCGCGGTGAGATTGTGGGCAGTGAATGCCGGTGCAACAACTACCGCGACATGATGCACCCGCCGATGCTGCCCCTGACGTTTTGCGATGGCTGTTTATTTCGCCGTGAGCCCGACTTCTTCGCGCAAACTGAGTTGCTGCAACTCGCCCGC